TTAAGTGGTTTGGGTCCAGGGGCTTTACCTCCAGATGTGATTAACCTAGATCCTTTATGCCTAATATCGGAAAAATCAAAATCAGGTGTTGATAATTGTTCTCCAAAATAAGATTTGAATAGAACCTTAATTGCGTCTGACCACCCTTCAATAGAATCCCCAATTAAAAATCTTCTAAACCTGTTTGGGTTTGGTTTTCTAATCTCAGGAAGTTTATCTACGTGGTGTTTTTGTACTGAGTACCCAACACCTGTCCCACCTAATAACAAGAACATTGATTCGGAAAACGATTCCAAATTGTCAATTGGCAAATACGCACAATTAAAAATTCTGTTAGGTGAGAGCTCAATTGGTTTTCCACCAAATTGCATTGATCTCATTGATGGTAATACTTTTTTGTCATACACAAATTTATATACCTCTCTTATTTCACTCTCAAGTGATGGGTATTTCTTAATGTGCATATTAATGTTTCGGGTTACTAATTCTCCCCAAGTTTCACGTCTATTTAATTCTGGTACAAATTTTGCGTACTTCATATAAACCGTTAGATCCGATAAAATCTGTTGTGATGCGTCCATAGTTTTGTTAATTGTTTAATTTATTTGTTCTTTTTGTTTTCTTTTTTCCATCAACTCTTTTACTCGTTGACGTTGTCTGTCTTCTTTTTGTTCCTCCACACCTAAAAATGTCATAGAACTTTCGGTATCAATTTCTAACATACCGTTGTCGAATTTGCAATTTTCAAAGACAATACCATCATCACCAATTCTTGATTTAGTAATTGCTATTGTCGCCAATTTTAATTCTTTTTGTTGTAATGTTTTTGCAACTGAGATAATTACGTGACCAACTTGTGCCTTCTTAATGGAACCACCCATTTGATCTGTTGTAACCACTTCAGATGATATTGAGCTTCTGTTTCCTTGTGTTGCAGTCCAACCAACAAGGTCAAGTTCGTGACACATTGATTCAAAACCTCTCATTACAGATCCTTCACTCTTCCATTCATCACCCAAATTCTTATCCGGAACAACACAATCAATATAATCCAATAATACCATATCTATCTTGGTACCATCCGCAATTAACTTTCTGAGTTGGTTCTTAATTTGAAGCATTGTAACCGTATCTGAGGGCAACTTTTGCATAATTAATTTGTTCGGCATAGAATCCTCAATCTCCTTAACTCTTCGGATAACCTCATCCTTTTTTTCTGATAATTCGTCCGGGTGAATTTTAGTCCATAATGTGTAATGTTTTCTCTGAATAATCTTTGGATTATCTTCAAAGAAGATCTGTATTACATTGTTCCCCAAGTTAAATGCGTGATTAGCAATCTTAGTTAATAGAGTTGATTTACCAACACCAGTCGGTGCCAAAATAACTCCAATCTCACCTTTAGCCAAACCACCCTTTAACAACCTGTCAATACCAGGTATTCCCATCGGTATGGGGTGTCTGTAGTCATCATCTAATACTTGATCCAAGTTACTAAAAACACTTGCCAAATTTGTGTTTTTTTCACCTACTTGTAATGCTTCTCTAAACATTTGTTCTATGGTCTCATAACTCTCAAATTCACCACCATCAATGATTTTTTGAGCCTTACCCATAACTTTAATTACTTCCTCTTGTTTGCAAAACTTAAGTGCCTTGTCTTGAACAAAATCCCCCCCGTCAATAGGTGCATCCTTGATTTTACCAATCATATCCAAAACAATCTTGGATGCAATCTCTTGTTGTAATTCGGATTTTGCCACTTGTTCTAATGTGTCAAATGATGGTGTGTGATCGTATTTTTTATAATACTCTCTGATCATCTGGATAATTATTTTAAAATATTTGTTTTCAAAATAACTAGACTCAATCACATCAATAATTGAGTGTGAAAATTCTTTATCCAAAATGATTTGATTCAATAACTGAATCTGAAAATTATTCCCTAAATAATCAAAATTTTTGTTTGTCGCCATATGTTTTTTATTCGTTCGTAAAGATAAATACTATCAAACTAAACTAAATCCGCCATATTCCGTATTAAAATTTTTGCCTGAAAAAATGTCAGTCAAGTCAGATAGTATACCTTTTAGTTGCGGACGTAGGTCTACGGTGTATCTTACCTTTGGTGGGTACACTTTTGCATCAAACACTCTATGACAAATTGTCATATCCCCAACCCTAATTATTAAATTAAAGTTCTCTTCACCATCCGTATTTGATGTGTTTAAGATGTCAGGATTTTCCTGAATTTCATATTGGTTGTCCATCATATAGACAACAGTTCTCATCTTCATATTATAAGTCAATTGACGACATAAGTCTCCAATATAGTTATAAACATCTAATGAATTTTTTGATTCAGGATTAAAACCCCTAACATTAAAGAATCTTTGAACAACGATGTTCTCATTACACTTTAAAAGGAATTCCACTTTTGTAAAATCTTGATCTCTCATAAATTTGTTTTTTTGTTTTTGTAAATTGTTTTTTCTTTTCTTGTTAATTTTAAAAATGGTTTTATAAATCCAACCCAAGCGTCATCACGTTTTGGTAAATACTTAAAAAATCCGTCCGACATCATCATCTTCATTAAGTTTCTATAACCCCTTCCATCAGGATCTAAACTTTCTGAATAATATTGTTTAACCATCTCCTTACCCTCTTCACTTATAAGTGGTTCAGATAAATCAACCAATATCTTGTTTATTTCGTAGAACTTTTCCCCAAGAATACCCTCCTTCGTTTTTCCACTTATTAGATTATTTAAAACAACACTTTTACCTTGTTCTTCCAATAATTTCTTACCTCTTGTTAAAATATCTGTAAAACTTATTTCCGAATCAAGTATTTCAGGAAATAATTTAACTAAAGTTTTCTCACCCATTAAACTAATACCATCAATGTTGTCTGATGTATCACCAGCAACAATCTTAAATGTTTTAACATTATAATGGGGAATTAAACAGTCTTTGAACTTAATGTTATCACCAAACTTATAATATGCCTTTAGGTTGGGGGAATATATTGTTACCGTTTCTGATATTAATTGAGTTAAGTCTTTGTCGGACGAGAATATCGTTTTAACCTCATCTAAAGAGATCTGACAGTAATAGGCAATAAGATCATCCGCTTCCGAATTTTCAACCTCCAATTGTCTTATAAACATCTCTTCAAGATATTGTTTAACTCTTGTTTTTTGTTTGTTAAATGAATCTGTCTTCTCCATATTATCAGGAGAAGATTTACGATTCATCTTATATTTGGGGTATATTAATTTTCTTTGGGATGAGTTTGTATCACTATCCCAAAAAACCATAACTTTGTTAAAGTTAGTTTCCTCTAAAAATTTACGGATTGTGTTAAGGAAATGCCAAGTCCCACCAATGTGTTCCCCATCATTATAGAAATCTTTCACACCATTAATACCTATTTTTAATAGGTTGTTTGCATCAATAACTAATGTTTTGATCATTTGTATTTTTTTATAATATTTTGTTACTCTTTTTTAAATTATCTTCAGCCCATAGAGGTTGGAGATTTGTATAATGACACAATTTATAAAGTTCATCTTCAGTTTTTGCTGACGATAATGGAATAATGTGATCAATATGCCATTCACTCCTATTATCCCAACCCATACCATCAATAAATTGGTTTTCTAAATGTTCCTTGAGGAATTGGGGCGAACAACCTACAATATCAAAAGTTTTGTTTCTCTTGGTGATGTTATGAGATTTTAAATAAAACCAAATCCTGTACCTAACATCATTTACCAATCCATAAATCACATCCGTTTTTCTTCGTTCTTTTCTTTTTATAGACCGTTTTGGTTTATAAATTTCACGATATATTTTAGCTTTTTCTAATTCCTTATCTCTATTGTTTAAATAATGGTCAATTCTTTTTTTTCTTCGTTCTTCAATATGTTTTAATCTACAACTTTTAGAACTTTCTTTAGATTTTTCAGGGTTAGTATTTCTATATTCTTTACTTCTTTTGTTATTACATTGTTTACAACAATACATTAACCCATCATCAGACTTTGATAATTTACCAAACTCACAAATATTTTTATCTTCATTACACTTACTACAAAATTTTGTTTCCATTTTTAATATATTCTTTTAATAATTTATTAACAAGGGAAGATAAGTTTATAGATTTATCCTTAAAGTATTGCGGTAATTCAGGATCAACCGAAACACCAATTTTAACTTTTTTTTCAATTTCTTCTTTTTTCTTTCTTCCCATATTAATAAATATCTACAAATTATAAAAAAGTGGAATTATTATAACTTTTTTTGATTATTCGTCAATGTCAACGGAAGATTCATCCAAAGAATAGTCAGAACACCCTAATTTTGTTTCCCAGTAGTCCGAATATTCCTTTTTATACTTATCTAAAGCATCTTTTGTGTCCGCAATGTACCCTTGTGGTACCGCTATGATTTTACCATCCTTATACCCAATCCCATTGACGTGATTTTTTAAAATAGATATTTTTGTTCTAATCGCAAACGACACTTTTCTACCGTTTTTAGTTGCATCAATATGACTAATACCAGCTTTCTTTTGATTACCAAATAAGAATACTAATGATGATGCCAACCATACTGCGGTTCCTCCTTTGGCACGAATTTCAGGTTGCCCGAATGGGTTATCCGGTAATTCCACCCATGGTTGGTTTAAAACAACTAAAGTGTTATAATATGGGTAGTCCTCTTTTTTAGATTTAGATATACGTGAGTGAATCCCCAATCCAATCTTATCCGCCAAAACTTTAGCTGAGTGCATTCCACCACCTTTACCATCAAAAGTCATCTGACAAGGTATAGATCCAACACTATCCCACAAAAATAATATACTATAAGGAATATCTCCCTTTTCTTGAGCATCAAGAATGTCATTAATAAATTCAGTTACTTGTTCAATCA